TCGTGTCCATTATGCAGAGTCAGGTGCTAACCACGAAGAGCAGAAACGTGACATTCTTCAAGGTATTGCGACAACGCCCGCGTTGAAGAGATGGGCTGATTCCGGGATTGCGGTTGACAAGGGATACGCACCTGGTTTTCATGACTACATTGCAGATAAGATGCCAAATGTCGTGGACTTCCAGAATGGTACGAAGGCCTTAGAAGAGACTCGTTGGTATGATAAGTGGGCAGAGGGCCTGTTCCATCTCGGGCAGTGGTTAGACGACGGTGGTGTTATAAATGACTTGGACCTTAGGGATGAGTTGATGGTCGCTGCCCGCACTATTGAATTCTCTGAACGGACACTTAATAGTAGGGGGAGCAATGGTGCTGAGGTTTACGAGGCTACGTCAAAGGACGATATCCGAGAGGAATTGGGGCACTCTCCTGACTTCTTGGACGCAGCCCTAATGGCCGTGTGGCGACTTCGTACCAGCGCACGGTCCCGGCGAATCAATTCAACTTGGTACGACCCACACGCGAGGACATAACAATGTCAGGACAACAGAAAAACGGCGAGCGAAGTAACTCTGATGAAGGTGAAGGTGACAGTGACCTTGGTGTTCTTGCTCCTAAGGTCCAAACAACCCCCCGAGTCAACAGACTCAATAATAGTGCTTTCATCAGAGGCGATGTCGGGGATATAACTCACGACCTCACTGGGATTGATGACCTCCGTGAACACCTTTGGATGGAACAGTATGGGGGAGAACGGAATCTTTTTAGTGCACTCGGATACGTTAGGAGCCCTGAATATCCGCACTACAGAGCGCGATATGAGAGAACTGATACTGCAAAGGCTCTCATTGACAAACTCCCTAAGAAAGCGTGGGCGCAACCTAAAATAATAGATACGGGTGCCGAAGAGGAAGAAACGGAGTTTGAAAGAGTAGCAGAGGAGTTTCTTGCGGGGGAATACACGAGCGAGAATCCTATCGAGGTTCTTGAACGCGCCGCACGAATGGAGAGGCTTGGAAAGTACTCACTGATATTTATCGGTTTCAATGACGACGCCGCTTCTCCCGATAGAGAACTTCCCGAGGGGCGCGAGCCAGAGGATAGTGAGAATACAGCCGAACAACTTTTATCTAACGAAGTCGACACCTCATCTCTTGAAGAGATGGACCCCGAAGAGGCCATCGTTTACATAGAACCCTATGATGAGGGGCGTGTCGAGGAAGACAGTATTAATTGGGAGACGGGTGACCCAACGAGTGAGAAATTTGGGGAGCCCATTGAGTATAGGGTGGACATGGGAGACAATCGACCTGTTGCGAATATTCACTGGAGTAGAGTAATTCACGTCGTCGGGAATATATTCGATGACAGGTTTGAATCCTCGTCTATACTTAAACAGTCTCTTAACCGTATTGACGACATAGAGAAAATTCTGGGTGGCAGTGCAGAGGCATACTGGCGGTCTGCATACCAAGGGTTGGTCATTTCCCCGCCGGAGGTCAACGGCGAATATGCAGAGTTCACGGATTCTGGTGACGACCTCCATAAACAGATAAACAGATACATTAATAACTTCTCTCGGGAGATATTCACAGAAGCAAACGTCGAGCCCATCGAAGTCAATGCGAAGTCTCCGATGGACTTCGTTGAGGCACAATATCGTGACCTCGCTACTGGTCACGACATCCCACAGTCTATTCTTATGGGGAATGAGACGGGAGAGCGTGCCACGGAAGAGGACAGGGAAATGTGGCATGAACGCGTGGGGGAATTCCGCGTTGAATATTGTGAGCCTGCCGAACTCCGTCCTCTTTTTGACAGGCTTATCAGAATGAATGCGTTCCCCGAACCTGAGGGGGGGCCTTCGGGATATAGAATTGTTTGGCCTCCACTTGATGAGAAGTCGGAAAAAGAACTGTGGGAGATTAGGCAAACTATCGCAAATACAATTCAGACAGGGACTGGTGGGAAACCTCAACAAGTCATATCTCCCGAAGAGTTCCGAGAAAAAGTTCTTGGGTGGAGTCCTGAACGGGGGAGTGAGACACAAGGTTCTCCACCTGCACTTGCCGAGACTTCCACGGAAGAGTTGGAAGTCGATGAAGAGGACGTGAGAGTCCAACAGCAGTTTGAGCAAATGGTGGAGATGGCGAAGGAGATGCGGGCAAATCAGTCGTTTGAAGAAGAAGATAAAGTTGAAACCCCCGAAGGGCATAGAGGATTCGTTGTTGATATTATTGAGGATTCGTTCTCAACTGACGAAGTGAGTGTCGATGCGAGTGAAGAAGAACCGAAAATAATTGTCGTTACGGAGAGCGACGAGACGCCTTTCGGTTTCTATGACGAGGACGAACTTGAAAAGAGAGATTGGAGTAGTGGTGTAGATGACCCAGCCTCGGAGTTGAAAGAAAGTGAGGGAGATGACAGGGAGAATGTTCTTACAACTCGTATCGAAGAGGCACTCGCTCAGATAACAGGAAAGACACAACAGGAAGGTCACTTCACATGGCCTGAATCGTGGAGGGAATCGGAGAAACCGGCGAGGCTTATTGCTATGGACGCGTGGTTGTCAATGGGGCCAAGTGGTGTTTCTTCTTGTATCAGAGAAATGCGGGGGGAGATAGCAGGGGACCCTGCACGTTTCTGTGCTGACTTTGCAGATAGATTATATCAATGGGAATACTGGAGAGGTGATTCATGGGCACCGGGAGAATAGTGCTAATGAAAAATGACATTGGGAGAACAGCCACGAATCGAATCTGTCTTCGATGCGTCTCTACAGGTTAAAAGACGCGGGGAGGAAAAGATAGTATCGATAGCCAAGGAAAATGGCGAACATATCGAATTAAAACGCTTCAAAGATGAGAACCAACATACATCATGAATCCGATACGGGTAGCAAGAGCAGTCGGCGGTCTTCTGAGCATAGTAGCGCTGTTGACGATGATAGGAGCAGACGTTCTGTTGCAGGGAGCAGTTATCGAAACAGAAAGAGTCTTCATTCTGCTGGGACTGATAAGCGCGCTTCTCGGTGTGGATATAATATCGAAGAAGTTGCCTCTGGAAATAACAGTGGGTGAAAAGCAAGGGAGTAATGACGAATGATAGAATTTTCTCCCACAGTGTTCGTTAGCTTCCTTGGATTGTTCGCTGGAGTCCTCGGTGTTTGCATAGCAATCTGGCTCCAGATGATAATGAAACGGAGGTGCGATAGTAGAAATGTTCTAATCTTTTTCATATTTGGATGTGCCCTCATACTGATGAACTTAGAACCAATCGGCGCTAACGGTAATGGTGCTTTTGCTGGTAGAGTAGCTGCTTATATCATTCTTATTGTTGGAGAAATTCTTTCAGGATATCATGTTTACAAAAACTCTCCCATTACATATCCAAGCGACGTGTACGAAGATGTTTTCGATAGCGATTCTCAATAACAGAGAAAAGTAAAATGTCTATAGGAGTGTCTGGTAGGGCAAATACAAAGAGGGAAAATACTGTTGCCCGAATAAAGACTCTTCAAGAAGATTACAGACGTGCTTTCTCTTCTCGTTTCAGAGCACTCCGAGGCGCAATTAGAGAGACGATACAGGAAAATGATGCTCTCGATATTAGTGGGGGTTATGAGACAAGAATTAATGCGGCTGAGGACATTGAAGCCGAAGATGAGTTTCAATTTACTCAAGAAGCCGCAAAGCAGGTAGCCTTTTTCCAACAATTACAACAGTGGATTGACGAGGGTGTTTTAGAACCGATTTCTGATAGTCGTATCAAAGACGGCTTTCATTATACTGCACCTTATGTCAAAAAAGCATACGAAGAGGGTATAGACTTCTCGAACGGCCTTTTAGTAGAGAATGGTATCGATGTAAGTGAAGATGTGCAACAGGTCGTTGGGCGCCCGATTCATACAGAAGAGTTGAGAGTTCTCTACACGAGAAACTATCAGGGACTGGAGGGGATAACGGAAGACCTCGATAGAATGTTATCGAGTAAGTTCGTTGAGGCAATGAGAAAGGGGTGGGGTACGAGAAAAACAGCGGACAAGATTAATAAGGAGGCACGCGACATACAACATACAAGGGCAAGAACACTCGCTCGGACGGAGATGGGCAATGCCCATACGAAAGCCTCAATCGCCAATTACAAACAGAATGGAATTCAAACAGTTGAAATTCTAACTCACACTCCCTGTGAGGAATACTGCATACCAATAAAATCAAACGACCCATACAATATCAATGACATTCCGTTCGGTGGCCCTCCTTTTCATCCGAACTGTGTCTGTGCACTTGCACCGTTAGTGTAAAAATTGTCCGATGACACCGAAAGAAGAGTATCTAATGGTAGAGGACATAAACAAAGGAAATTGAGAGACAAAAAAGATGGCAGATGAAACAGACCCAGGTTTGTATAAGGGAGAATTCTCCCGGCAAACCCAAGGCCAAACGCTGAATAGGTACCTAAAGAACATAGGGCAGAGTGGCAGACAGTTCCCGCCACAGAATTCCGCGCCGAGCAATCCCGAAGATGGTGACCTTTACCTTGCCGATGGTAGCAACTGGGACCCTGCGGGGAGTGGGAACGCCGCCCTCGTAATGTACGCAGATGGCGGTTGGCGGACTATTAATGAGTTCACCACAGCTGGCGGTCTCTAAAGAGAGCAATGTCGGGTAGTTCAGTTCAGGGAATTGCCCCCTTTGAAGAGTTTGACAGAATTGAGGAAGATGGCGTCGAGTATCTTTCTCATGATGTCGTTGCTCAACGAGAGGGCGTATACGCATACCCTGACCCGTCCGGGGGTATCCGCAAAGAATTCATCTCCGCAGATGAGTTGAATTCCTCTATTGAGGGTGTTGAGGAAGAAAAAGTAGTTCTTCGTCATCCCAAGACCCCGGACGGCAATCCCACCATGACAACTCATCCCCGCGCTAACTATTCCGTCGTTGGCGTGTGGAAAGACCTTCGGACCACAAGGGATGAAAAAGGTATCGCGGGAAAAGTGCTTATCCGTGCAAATGAAGTGGGTAAGCACGATGGTGACCTCCGCGAATACGTCAATGAAGTGGAGCGCCACGGAATTGGTGAAGTCTCTACGGGATATAATGTGCAAAGTGCTGAACATTCACCTGGACGCCATAACGGCATTCAGTATGATTATGTTCAGCATGGCCCTCAGTTAGACCACCTTGCTCTACTCATCGATGAGCCGGGTGACTGTTCTACGGCTGATGGGTGTGGTCTTGGCCGAGCAAACGAACTCGATAGTGAAAAAGTCAGGGCAAATCATCATCACGCAGGTAAGAGCAACGCAAAACACGAAGAGGATGAAGATAGGTCTCATGCTGGATTTCCACTGCCAACAGAGGGCCTTTCAATCCTTTACAGCGAAGAGAGTGTAGCAGAAGACGCGGCAGAGGACATGGGCATTTCTGGCTCTCATAAAATGGAGGTTATGGGAGATACGATGTACATGCCCGGCGAAGAGCACAATGATTTCGTTCAAGCGTTGAAGGACATGGCCGGGAGGGCGAATGGCACCAACGGGGCAGTAGAAGGAATCGCGAAAACTATCAGGAGCAAGATTAATAAACTGGGACAAAATAACGATAATAGAGACGTTCAAAACGATATGGACGACGAACAACGAATCGACGATTTAGTTAACGAGCATGGATTCACCCGGGAGAACGTTTCTCCGCTCTCGGGGACAACCTGTCTCACGCGTATTCATGAGGCAGTTGTCGGAGAGGGAGATTCCCAAGATAACATGGGAGACCAAGGCAACGACAACGGCGGGGATGACCCCGTCTTCACGGACGAGCAGGAGGAACAGATTGGCGAAATGATTGAAACCCGTGTCAATGAGGCTGTGGAAGAGTCAGTTCCCGACGCGGATGACATCGCAGACGAAATCGAAACTCCGTCTCTCGATGATGTCGACACGGACGTCGATGAAGAGGAAATCATCGAACAGGCAAAGGAGGAAGTCAAGGAGGAAGTAGAAGAGGAACGCGACTTTGAGCGTAACGTTCAGGTTGTCGCTCAGAGCGATGACGTCCCTCTCGATGAAGAGAAACTCCGAGACATGGACCCGGACGCAGTCGGGGACATCGCTGAGGAAGTCGAACCGGAAGAAGATGACAGTCCGTCTCGGTCGAACAGGGCTGGCCTCCCGACAGGCGGCTCTTTCGATGAAACGGAATTCGGTAGGGAAGATGGAGAAGAGGGCGGACACGATATCCCCGCACCGGGCGAAAAGACAAAGATTGGGAGTGACGACTAATGTCTACCCGAGACCTTCGTAACGTCGTTCGCTATGGCTGGGACCAGTTGGAATTGGAAGAGGCTCTTGTCGATAGTACGACGATGACGCCCGGTCATCTCGTGGAGGAAACGTCCGATGGATATCAGGAACACTCTACTGACGGTGGAGTTGTTCAGCGCCCCATGTTCGCAAAGGATATGCGGGGTCGTGGGTTTGAAGTAGACCCCAACGACTCCGACATGGTTTATGCGGACGATGACTGGATTGAGTTCGTGATTCCGAATGCGGGAGTTGGGCTTACGGCTATTCTCGCTTCGGGCCCGGACCTCAATACTTCGTCAAACGCGAATATTTCCGATGGTGACCGTCTGGTCTCTGCGGGTGACGGGACACTACGGGCGTTTGATGGTGACGACCCAGACGATGTGGTCGCAGTTGCGGAAGAGGCCAAAGATAACTCCGGTGCGAATGCCGGTGTTCAAGCACTCCTCGATGTTGAGGTGGTCCGATAATGAGCGCAGATAGTATTCCCGGTCTTCGAGTAAACAGAAACGTCGACAGATTAGAGGACGTTCCGAAGCTCGCGTTCAACCAGATGATGGACGCGCAGAAGGAACGTGCGAATACACGAGAAAAAATCGTTCGTGCCCACCAGCAACAGGCTGCCCAGCACGGACGTGCAAACGCGGCCCTTCCCCCGGATGCGTGGGAGTCCATGGATACCGCTGTCTATCAGGCAGCGGAAGACACTCTGACTCTCGTGCAGGACCTGCTTAGTGCGGGTCTTCGGTATTCAGTCAGTCTCCAAGCGAAGTACGACACTTGGGGTATTCTGGACGACACGGGGTCGGCTCGCGTTGGCATGAACCCTGAGTCACAGAGTGAAGAGTCCGACGTGATTGCTGGTGAGGATGGTTCGCCCATCCCTATCATTGACGACGGATACACAATTGGTATGCGGGAAGAGCCGGTTGATGCCAGTCGTCTGCCTGAGTCTTCGCTCGATACGACGAAGGCTACGGTCTCCAGTCGTCACGTTTCGGAGTCCATCGAGTCGATGTTCGTCAGTTCTGGCAATATCCAGATTACGGGTGAGACCGGAGAGGGATACACCCTCTATGGAATGACTGACCATCCGGACACCGCAACTGGGACGACAAGTGCGGATTGGACGAGTGACAACACTGTCATTCGGGACGATATTCGCTCGATGCGTCAAATCCTCAAGAATGACCGTAACTACAGTCCGGGCGGAACCGGATATTGGGTCTACATGGGGACTGACTACTACGACACCCTCGATGACTCGGACCCCGAAGGAACTGGTGACATGACGATTCGGGACCGTGTCGAGAATCTGGCGAATATCAGTCGTATTCGGGAGATGGACTACCTCAACCCCAAGTCCGTCCTGATGTTCCGTCCGACCGAGGACGTTATTCAGGTCGGCGTCGGGCAGGAAATGAGTACGGTTCAGTGGGAAGACCCGTTCCGTGACCACTTCCGCGCAATCGCTTCGATGTACCCACGCATCAAGCGAACCTACGCGACCGATGCCGTTAGCGGCAACTTTATGAACGGCATCATCTACTGGACGAGCTAAACAGGCCCGTCCTAATCCCTCAAGTAACCATGACAGAATATGAATATCAGGGACCAGGTGGTTTCCACCTCAACGGGGGAGACACATACCTGACCCCAGGTGATACAGTCGAGATGGAGGACGGACCACCTTTGGCCTTTGAAGAACACTTTGAAGAGGTCAAAAGCGATTCTTCCGTGAGCGCCGGTGAGGGAGGCTCCTCAGAAGATGAGGATATATCCCCCTCGGAAAGCGAAGAAAGCGAATCTGACGGCGATGAGCCGGCGCAGAATAGAAGTGAGAGCATTGCCTCTACCCTGAATCCGAATGAATTAACGATTTCGGAATTAGAGGCAGAATTGGACGCCGGTGAGTACTCGGAGTCCGAATTGGAGGCAGTGCTTTCGGTCGAAGAGGATGGCGAAGACAGAGCAGGGGCAAAGGACGCAATCAACGACAAACTGGCCGAGATGTAATAACTCATGACTTTCACGGAATACGCTGATGATAGCGATTACAAGTACGTTGAAAGTCATGACGATGTACCAATAACTGGTGACATTGATGGGAATTGGGGAAAATATGACATCCACGCCGCAGTGCAAGCGGGAGAAGAGAAACTTGAAGGGGATGTCAATGATGGGAATGAAATCAGCCCCAATAACGTCAAACACATCCACGCCGAGGCAGCCGCAATCTGGGCTACGTACAGACTCGTCGTCGGGATGAAATCTCCTGACTCCCAAACTCGGGGCGACTCGCTCGATGAGGGGTCAGAGCGAATGAGATTTGCCAGAGAGCTGAAGTCTATGTACCAAGAAACGGTTGGTACAATAAGGAAATCTGGTGGGTTTCAGAGCGAAGACGACGACGATATACAATTCACGGTTGCAAACTGGTAATGGTTGAGTACGCCGGGTTTGAAGAGTATGTTGCTGAACTAAAAGACTTCGCGCTGGGACTCCGCAATGTAGCGGAAGATATTCGTGACGAGGCTGTTGCTGACGGTGTAAAGAAAACAGCGTTCCAAGTAGAGGGGACAGCAAAGCGAAAAGCACCCGTTTACGACCCACCAAGTCCCGAAGGAGGAGTATCTCGCTTTGAACAAGGAGGCGAACTTCGAAGGGATTTAATGGCTCACGAGGAAGATAAGAAGACTGAATGGGCTGTTGGTAGTACGAAAGAATATGCACCTCCGCAAGAGTATGGTGCAAAGCCTCACCCCATTGTAGCGACGGACGCACCGTTCCTCGTCTTTTGGTGGGAAAAGGAACAGAAATGGGTCACTACTTCCGCTGTTCAGCACCCCGGCCATGAAGCACAACCATTCCTGCGCCCAGCACTTGACGAACATAGAGACGACCTCAAAGAGAACATCGATGATGAATTGGAGAAACTCATAGAGGAGCGAATGAGATGATTCTCAAAGATGTTCTTGATGGGGTCGCACAGGTAATGGAAGATGAGGTTCCAGACCTCACAACAGCACTGGCCCGAGAGGCTGACCCCACTGATAACGAAGTCAGATGGCCGCATGGCGAAATAACAGTTGTTTCCAATATCCGGAATGACCCGTGGAATACTGACGTCGTGGACTATGCGACTGATAATTCCGGTAACCGGATAGGGTATATCCTCAAAGGCCAGTTTGAAGTCGAACTTCAATTGAACATCTGGATTGCGGTTCCGAGTTCAAACTACGACATTCAAACACTTGGGGGCCAGTTAGAGACAGGTCTTAGAAAGTACGATGAGAATCGTAAGAACCCTGCTCCATTGCCCGATGGACAAGGTGGTTCGTTAAGTAATGTAGGTCTATTCCGAATAACTGGCGGCGGTGAACTGCCAACGGCAAATGAAAATTCTCCACTCCGTGGATACGCAGTATCGGTAGAGTTAACTTTCAGCGACACGATAGACTCAAGTCAAGAGTATGGGTCCGAGCCCTACATTGACAGTCTTGATATCCCTGAGAGTGGTGACTTGACCGATACTGACCCAACAGACGAAATCGAAATCGACTTCAACGCATCATGACAACGTACGGTAATACTTCAAGAATCTCTGTTGAGGTCGTCGGTGGCGGTATCGCCGGCGTTGGCCTCAGTACAGAAGAAAAAGTGGTCGTCTTTGCAAACGGCGACCCACAATCAGGTAGCGTAAGTACGAATGACCCGACGAAAGTATCTGGTCCGGGCAAACTCGATTCAACCTTCGGTTCCGATACGAAAATTGTCGAGTACATGAAACAGGTCGCTGCTAATGGACTCGGATACAGTATGATTTGGGGCGTCGTCCCCGACCACAATTCGGTGACGTCAGAAGATATCACTGGCGGAGGTCATGCCCAAGACCATACGGGAGGGAGCGAAAT